CAATTAATGATGGCGATGTATTCCGCATCCCTGCTACAAGTTTAAGCATTACATTGAGCTAATATGGCTGCCTATGGACTAGGATATTACGGAGGAGGGAATTATTCCCGTGGCGTAAGTCTTGGTGAATTAGCCATTTCCGATGTAAGTTCTGTTTCCATAGTTGGTCGAAGAATAGCAATTGGTGCGGTATCAATTGCTGATGTAAGCACTATAAGTGTTGCTGGTAATAATGTAAAAAATGGAGCTTTTGCTATAAATGCAACTAGCTCTATTTCTATTTCTGCTAACAGAACAATATCAGGCTCTCTTGCGATAACAGATAGCAGTTCAGTTTCTGCGAATGGAATTAGAGTAGCAATCGGTGCTATATCTGTTTCTGATACTTCAACCATTTCTGTTGCTGGCAATAGGGTTCAAAATGGATCTTTTGCAGTATCTGATACTAGCCAGTTAACAGTTGATGGCATAAGAATAGCATTTGCAAGTATGTCTGTTGCAGATGATTCTACATTGGTAGTTGGATCACAAATAATTGCAAATAATACAATAGATCTGACTGGTACAAGTAGCGCAGAAATTAATGGATTACGAATACAAAAAGGTGAAGCATTAATAGTTGGCTTCACAAGCATGAGTGTTGATGGGGTCTATAAATGGCAAGCATCAAGTGATATTTCTGAAGCTTGGGATACAATTTCTGATACGTCAGAATCTTGGACCCAAATATCTGACTCATCAGAAACATGGACTGCAATAGATGACACAAGTGAATCTTGGTCTAATGTTGCTGATAATAGTGAATCATGGCAAATTGCCGCATGAGGTGAAAAATGGCTGATACAACAACCACAAATCTAGGTTTAACTAAGCCCGAAGTTGGTGCTTCAACAGATTCATGGGGTACAAAGATCAATACTGATCTTGACTCTATTGATGGGTTATTTGATGCGGGACCATTCCTTAAAGTGGCAAAAGGTGGTACTGGTGCTGGTACTGCTGCTAATGCCCGTACATCATTAAGTGCGGCAAAATCTGGTGCTAATAGTGATATTACATCTATAACTGGATTAACTACTGCTTTGGCTCCAGCTTATGGCGGTACTGGATTAACAGCAGTTGGTACATCAGGAAATATTCTTACATCTAATGGTACTGCATGGGTTTCTTCTACACCAGCAGCAGGTTTTAGCACTTCAGCAAATAATACATTTACTGGAACACAGACATTCTCAGGAACTTCATCGGCTACAGCCATTGTTTTAAATGATGCAGCAGAGGTAACAACAGTATCAGCAACTGCCGCTACAGGTACGATTGCTTACGACATTACAACTCAGTCAGTCTTGTACTACACAAGTAACGCAAGTGCTAACTGGACAGTTAACTTTAGAGCCTCTAGCGGTACTTCATTGAATACTTTGATGACTACAGGTCAATCAATGACTGTGGCTTTCTTGGTTACGCAAGGTACTACTGCTTACTACAATAACGTGGTTCAAGTAGATGGTACGGCTACTGGAGTCACTACTAGATGGCTTGGTGGTGCGCCTACTTCAGGTAATGCTAGTGGCATTGATAGCTATCGTTATTTGATTATCAAGACAGGAAGTGCGACTTTCACAGTCTTGGCAAGCAACACACAATTTAAGGCTTAACACTATGCCATTACAAGCAACAAGTGGAGCGGCTTCCTACGATGCCTTTGGTGGTGGTGGTAAATTTGTTCCTTCCTATATTGAGGAAGTGTTTGGCACATGGCTTTATACAGGAACAGGTGCATCACAAACTGTTACTAATGGAATTGATATTACAGGAAAAGGCGGTCTAGTTTGGATTAAAAGTAGATCAGGAACTACTGGTCATCGTTTGACTGACACAATAAGGGGTGCAACAAAATCACTTGTATCAGAAACAACTGCTGGAGAAGCAACTGAAAGTACAGGATTAACAGCATTTGGAACAACTGGTTTTACGATTGGTGCTGATGTTGATTACAACACTTCTGATGCGATTTATGCTTCATGGGCATTTGCAAAGAAAACAAAATTCTTTGACATTCAAACTTGGACAGGCACAGGCTCTAACAGGACAATTTCTCATTCACTAGGATCTGTTCCTGGTTGCATTATGGTGAAGCGCACAGATACAACTGGTGATTGGCAGGTTTACCATCGTTCATTAGCAAACACAGAATATCTTGTTCTTAATAGTACGGCTGGTAAAGCAACTGGTGCAACTCGTTGGAACTCTACAACTGCTACATCTTCAGTTTTTAGTCTTGGTACTGATGCGACTGTTAATGCCTCTGCTGGTACTTATGTGGCATATATCTTTGCCCATGACGCAGGAGGATTTGGCCTAACGGGTACAGACAATGTAGTTACCTGTGGAACTTATGTAGGTACAGGCTCACCTCTCACAATTACCCTAGGATACGAGCCACAATGGGTATTGATTAAAACAACTGGTGGTAACTTAGAAGGATGGTCTATTCTTGATAATATGCGTGGTATGCCTGTTACTGGCACTACGCCATATTTATTTGCTAATTCATCTGTCGTTGAAAACCAAACTTCAAACTTTAACGCTAGAGTTACTGCTACTGGGTTTGTTGTTGATGCCAGCACCTCTAATGAGGGTTTAGACTATATCTACATTGCTATTCGTAGAGGACCAATGAAAGTTCCTACTGATGCGACTAAGGTGTTTGCGCCTGTTGCATATACTGGAACAAGTGCTGATAACCGATTAGTTGATGCAGGGATTTTGACAGATATGACAATGGCTCGTATCCGCACAACGACTTCTACAGGTGGTTTTTATGTGGCGGATCGCTTGCGTGCAAATGCGAGTCTAGCGACTACCTCTACAAATTCTGAAAATACTGATCTTGATTCGTTTATGACTCCAACTGTCGGCTACGGCAGTTCGTTTTCTGCAATGAACGGGTTTGGTGTTGGTAATGATACAACACGACAGTTAAATCAATCTTCTACTAGTCAACTTGCTTATGCGTTCCAACGTGCCCCAAGCTTCTTTGATGTTGTTTGCTACAAAGGAGATTCAGTTTCTGGAAGACAAGTATCTCACAATCTTGGTGTACCACCTCAATTGATTATTGTTAAATCCAGAAGCACAAGTACTTCATACACGGGTCCTGTTGTGGGTTTTGGTTCTGATCAATCTGTTCTTCTGAACACCGCTGAAGCAGAAGGAACTCAAATAGGAGGTTATCCACAAGTTTTAAATGTTTCTTCTCGAAAAAGCTATTTTGTAGTTCTAGATTCAAATGGTGATGAAACAGGTAGCCAAGATGGTGTGAACTATGTAACGACAACTTATGTCGCCTACCTATTTGCAACTTGTGCAGGTGTTTCTAAAGTAGGCTCATACACAGGAACGGGGACAACACTTCAAGTTAACTGTGGCTTTACAGGTGGTGCAAGGTTTGTCCTAATTAAGCGTACAGACTCAACTGGCGCTTGGCATGTATGGGATACAGCACGAGGAATCGTAAGTGGCAATGACCCATACTTGCTCTTTAATACCACAGCCGCTGAAGTCACTAATACTGACTACATTGACACTTATAGTGCAGGGTTTGAGATTAGCTCAACAGCACCAGCCGCCATCAATGCAAGTGGTGGTTCATTCATCTTTTTAGCAATTGCTTGAGGTAATTAAAATGCAAGTACGAATCAGAGAAACTGGACAAGTAATGTACGAAAGTGAATTTCGTGCATACACAAAAGACAATGGTGGCCCATCATGGGATACAACAACAACTGAAGTATTAGAGGCTTTGGGTGTTGATCTAGTCTTTGAAGGCGCACAAGCACAGCCTACACGCTATCAAGTAGCTTATGCTAATGGTGTTGAGCAGATTGATGGCAAGTGGTACACCAAGCATAGCGTTTCCGAAATGAATGCTGAAGCTATTGCTTCTAAGGATGCCGATCAAGCTCAATCAATGCGTGACCAACGTGCTCAAAAACTAAAGGATAGTGATTGGACACAAGTGGCTGATGCCCCTGTTGATAAAGCAGTATGGGCAACCTATCGTCAAGCCTTGCGTGACATTACTGCACAATCAGGTTTTCCTTGGACAATTACTTGGCCTGATGCACCATGAAAGATGTAAGCCATGAGCAAATCTATGAGCGCCTACTTGCTGTTGAAGCAAAGGTAGATGAGATAGATAAGAACACGAAAGACCTTGTGGAAGCTATTGACGC